TTTTCTCTCTTCCCTTGTATACAGTTTCAACCAAAGGACCCATATTAAGATAAATGGAATCAGTATCTGAAGCAATAACATAGTCAATATCATCTGTTTTAAGAAGTTTATTCAAGTAAGCATTCATCTTACTTTCAATCCAACGAATTGCAACTTGTCCGCTTAGAGTGATTGCTTCAGCATTTTCAAGTTTATAATATCGGAAATACTGATTACCAATCGCACCATAAGCAGAGTTCAAGGAAATCTTTTTTGCCATTTGAATATTATTACATCGTGCAATTTCCTTTTCAAGTTCTTTTGTCTTGTTCTTTTCATACTGTTTCTTTGCCTCAATCATCTTATTTTTAAAAATGACACGATCTTGATACATCTTTTCCATCAGTTCGGGAAGAAATCCACGAACATCTTTGCGGAACATTGCACCATTCGCACAGACAGCATAATCACTATACATTTCGAAAGTAAGTTCCTGATTGAGTATTTTATCTACAGTGATTGTAGGATGCTTTTCATCAACAAGTGTTTCTGGACTGATATTAAACTCCATAATCAAGTGAGGATATAGTGAGTTTAAGTCAAAGTTAACAACCCAATCATACTTACCTGGTTTGGGTTCCTTTACGTAAGCACCAGCATACTTCTCATTCTTTTGAGATTTATTCTTTGGTGGGATTACAATATCTCTTTTTTTGAGATAGTTGTAAATGATGTTATCCCACATACGAACTTGATAAAACACATCTGCATAATTGACTTTTGCGTCGTATGCCATCGTCAACGCAAGTTCAATCAGTTTCATCTTGTCTTCCAGTCGGTCAACAAGTTCTACGTCAACGATGTTATATTCAATAAACTTCTGCCAACCTTGAGTATAAAAATCTTTAAAGGTATCAAACTCGGAGTGATCTAGTTTTTTCTGCCCCAATTCAACTTCAGCAATGTAATCAAGACGATAGGATTCTTGTGCCTTATAAGTAAACTTCTTGTAAAGATCTAAGTAGTCAAGTTGAGTCAATCCACCAACATCAAAAGTAGTATGCTTTCTTCCATTAATGAAAACTTCACCTTCGGTTACAAGTCCCCAGTTAGACATTCGTTTCATCAGTTTTTCACCAAGAACACGATTCAGTCTCTTACAAATATAAGGTATGTCATAAAACTGAATATTCCATCCAGTAATTACGTCTGGAACATCCACCATCCAATAATGAATAAAGTTATTTAAAAGTTCATACTCATTTGGACAATGATGATAAGTAACATCATCACGAGTATTTTTAAATGGTTTCGATCCCCAAGTAATAATTTTTTTTGTTGAATAATCTTGAATCGTAATTGCAAGAATTTCTTCCGAGCAAGATTCAACATCAGGAAATCCCTCCTCAGATGCAACCTCAATATCAAGAGTTACAAGTTTGATTTTACTGATATCAAACTTGATTTCATCCTCTGGATATTTTTCTGAAATATACTGGTAGATATACCTGTCATTACCGTAGATCTCAAATCCATCAACTTCATCGTACTTTTTATAAAACTCACGACAATCCCTCACAGTTCCAGGATTAATTGGTTCTACTGCTTCACCACTTAATGTTCTATACTTAGAATCCTTTTTAGTTTTTACAAAGAGAGTAGGAAAAAACTCATCTCGTGTTTCAAATCTTTTACCGTTTTCTACTCCTCGAACCAAAAACTGGTTTCCGATCAATTGAACATTAGTGTAAAACCTTGAAGACATAAATAAAAATATAAAGGAAAAATTTTATTAATATGGCGATAATTTATTCTATAGAAAGTCCTAGTGGGAAAAAATACATAGGACAAACCAAACAAAGATTATCAAAGAGAATATCCCAACACTTTATAGCATCTAAAAATATTAATCATACAAGATCATTATACAGAGCGATGAAAAAATATGCAAGGGAAGATTTTAAAATTAAAATCCTAGAAGAATGTTCACCTGATATTTTAGATGAAAGAGAATCATATTGGATAACTTTTTATAATACTATGAATGAAGGATACAATTTAACAAGTGGCGGAGAAACTGCTAAAGAATGTTCAAAAGAAACTAAAGAAAAAATGTCACTTGCAAAAAAAGGAAAAACTTCAAACAGAAAGGGAAAAATTAACTCAACAGAAAGTAATAAAAAAAGAAGTGAAAGTTTAAAAAAATCATATGAAAATGAAACTCGCAAACAAAGAGATTATTCAGATATATCTGGCGAAAATAATCGAAATTATAAAACCGGGAAATACACAGGATGGTATGCTCGATACAGGAAAAAAAATACTTAAGTCATTCTTTAATCAAGTCCTCATATTTTTCAAGAAGGGTTGGTGTTGGATCTGCAAGAGTAAGAATCTTATCCGAACTCATCATAAATGTATTTTGTTTTGTATAACCACAAAGAAATGGTTCTAATGTTTGATCACCTTTAACCACAAATGGATTAATAAGTTTGCAATCCGGTTCTCCGATATCAGCACCAACTTCTTCAATCTGAGTTACCAGAATTAGATTGTTCAGCAGTGACAGAATTTTGATCGTTTTCTGTTCCATAATTCAACACGTCCTCGATATACATTTTTTTTAATTTTTCTTTAGGTTCAACAATTGTGACAACCCAATCAGATGGAACCGGAATATTATTTTCGGCAGAAAGTGGCATCCAAGGAAATAATGAAACTTGAAATGCAGATTTTTGATTTGTTTCAGTTTCTTCTGTTAAAACTTGAGAGTCTCTAATTTTAACAATGCAAGGTTTATTTAAAAAATACCCAACCACTTTTTTATCATTTTCTTCACCAATACACATTTCTGCAATATCAGAAATTATGTCTTCTCCCGATTTTAAAAGTACAAGTTTAATTGTCATGTTTTACTTTTTGTCTTCTCATATTTTAACACGAAAAAAATGAGGAGTCAACCTGGATTTTGCCAGGTGCTCCTCTTGCGACGACGATATTCAATACTATTTAGAGATAATCTTTACGAGAGTGATGTTCTGGGACAATCTTACCAAGTCTAATTGTTAGTAGTCCGTTATCAAAGGTAACTTCTCGTACTTCTGTATCGTCGGAGAGAGTCCACGCCCTTTTGAAAGATCGTTGAGCCAGTCCCTTATGGACGTATGTGGTATCAGACTCTTTGTCCTCTTTTTGTCCTTCGATAAAAAGTTTTCCATACTCTGTGTATACATGAACTTCCTCTTTTTTAAATCCGGCAAGTGCAATTTCCAATCTCGACTCTACATTACTGACCTGAACAAGATTGTATGGGGGATAGTTAGAAGTTGTTTCGTGAAGATTGAATAGACGATCAAAATACTCATCCATTCCAATACTGTTGCGCGTAATCCTGTCCATCAAGGCAGGAAGATCCGACGCAGTATAACGCATAAGGTTAGTCATTATGGTAGCTCCTTTAAAAGCGAGTTTGTGTTTTATGGATCCTTACGGCATCCAATACTAATTATACAAGAACATAAAAAAATCGGGATGTTGTTTCCCGCACTTTTTTATTCGGTTTCTGCCACCTTTCCTTTCTTACCGATATTATATTTCTGCTCCAAAATCCAATCACCTTTATCCTTATAAGCAAGAACTTTGATTTGATTTAATGGTGCAATATCAGCAACACTATCTTCTTTAACGACGGCAATTAGTCCCCAATCAGCAAGCAAACGAACAATACGATTACGTCGTTGAACATCATTCACAGTCAGGTTAGCGTGTTTACCGTCCAAAGCAAATAGTTCCTTAAAGTGAACAATAAAGTATCTACCTTGCTTATGAAGAATATGGCAAGATTGATAGAGTTTTTTCTCTTTACGAGATGCCACTCCAATACGTGTCAAAGTCTCACGAACCTTTAAGAAGTCATCAGGCTCATTCAAAATCACCTCTACCATTTGGTCTTGAGACCATTCAACGATAGGTTCTATCGTATTCATTTTGTTCCTCCAGTATCAAGTCGTTGTTTAATAAAGTTAATCTGATCTTTTGATAAAATTTTCAGTGCCTGAGATGCTTTTTCATTACTATATCCATAGTATTGTTTTATACAC